TGGTCTAGACTATGTGGCATTTCGCTATTTCAATGCCTGTGGTGCGGATTCACAAGGTCGACATGGACAAGAGCCTGGAGCAACACACATCATTGCTCGAGTGCTCGAAAGCACGATGCAGAGCCAGGAGTTCACACTCAACGGCATCAACTATGCCACACCGGATGGTACCTGTGTTCGTGACTATGTGCATGTGGAAGACATTGCACGAGCACATCTGCTGGCTCTGGACTCTCAAGTGCCATCCGGTGTGTACAATCTAGGAACCAGCACCGGAGTCAGCAATCAGGAAATTATCACACAGGCACAAGAGGTTGCCGGGCATGCTGTGATCATGACCATTGGCGATGCCAGACCAGGTGATCCTCCTGTACTGACCGCCAGTGCAGCCAAGTTTGATGCTGTCACAGTCGGTGCCTGGAGAAAACACAATCTACACGACATGATATCACATGCATGGACATGGTACAATAGATAACATGTTTGACAAGATACTTGCGTTTGAGCATGCACTAGCCGAGTATACAGGTGCTCCTTATGTGATCATGACCGATTGCTGTACACATGCAATTGAACTATGCTTGAGGTATGAGCAGCCACAAAAGGTCGCGTTCACACCCTATACCTATCTGAGTATTCCCATGCTGATGCACAAACTGGGCATCGAATACTCTTATCTAGATCATGAGCAGCAGCGTTGGACCACTGAATATCAGTTTCACGGCACTAGAATCTGGGACAGTGCCAGACACATGGAACGCAACATGTACCGCCCAGGACAGATGCAGTGTGTGAGCTTTGGACATGGTAAACCCTTGAGCGTGGGTCGTGGTGGGGCAATCTTGTTGGATGATCCGGCTGCATACGAGACCATGATTCGGCAACGATATGATGGTCGCGATCTTGCTGTTGTGCCTTGGCCTGCACAACAAACATTTCGAGTTGGTTACCACTACCGGCCCACCATAGAAGAAGCTGTGCAGGCTCTAACGGTATTGCAAGGGTTTGAGCAGACACCCCCCAAAATGCCTCTGGTAGTTTATCCTGATTGCAGGGAAATTACTATTACACCTTGACACTATGATCTAAATAGTGTATACTTAACCAACGCAATCCACTGCGCTATCATCGGAGAAATATAATTGACAAAAGAATTTGTACCAGAAAAACTGCTGCATAATACAGGCAAATTTGCACCAGATAAACTATTACATCCCGGAGCTGAATCTGTAACAGGCAACACAGAAACTTCGCAGGCAACTGCACTTGATGCCATAGCCGGGGATGGCGGATATCAAGAAACTTACCTGGGAGATCATCTTCGCTTTAAAATGAAGCGTGAAGGCAAACGTTTCTGGGCAGGTGACAACATCAGTGATTACCTAAACGAAGGTGATATAGAACGATTGATCGACGAAGCAACACCAGCATTTGAGCAAGTACTCGACAGTTTGCTGATTGATCGCGAAGATGATCCCAACTCCAAAGGCACTGCACGCCGCTTGGCCAAAATGTACTTCAACGAAATCATGGCAGGTAGATATGAATCAGCACCAGACGCAACAGCATTTCCCAATGACTCAACAGAACGCTACGAAGGCATGCTTGTGGTACGTAGTGAGCTTCGCAGTATGTGCAGTCATCACCACCAACCTGTCAGTGGCGTTGCTTATATCGGGATTATTGCAGCTCAAAAGCTCATTGGCCTTAGCAAGTACACTCGTATTGCTCAATGGTGTGCTCGTCGTGGCACACTACAAGAAGAACTCTGCAATGACATTGCCCGTGAGATCAGCCGAGCAACTGACTCAGAAAACGTAGCAGTGTACATACAGGCCATTCATGGCTGCTGTGAGAATCGCGGCATCATGGCACATTCAAGTCTAACACAGACCACAGTGCTCAAAGGTGCGTTCAAGGAAGACCAAGGTGTCAAGAAAGAATTCTTTGACAATATCAAACTACAACAGGACTTTGCGCCACGATAAGGTCTCATAAATCAATGACTTGGCTAGCCTGGCTACGGTTGACCAAAAATTCACATTCAGCTATAATGTTTGTGTTGTGACTAATGTGAGATTTATCATGAAGTTTCGTCGAACCGTTTTGTCTGGCTACGTGTCCTTGGCAATTGCTACTCTTTCTGCATGTGCAGGGAAAGGTGGTGTAGTCGGTGGTGGTGGTGACAGTCGTCAGGTGCCATTTTACACTCCTCAAAGAATCGGTGTAGTTCAACCACTAAACGGTGCTAACTACCGAACCCCAATAACTGGAATCTTTACCAAAGATCTCAATAGAGACTCTATTGACGAGGTTGTGGTTTCTGCTGTGGGATTTAGCCCTGTTACTGACACACACTATGATGCTAATCTGCAGGTGTTTGGATTCAATACAGGAACTTTTCGTAATGAGACTGCAACTTGGTTGCCCAACGGCATCAATACTTACACAGGCGGTACTACAGTAAAATTTGGTGATTTCAACAACGACGGACACATAGATATGTTTGTGCCCACGTTTACTGATAAAGAATATTTTAGACCCAGTGCAGTATTTTTCAATACTGGTAACAATACATTTACCAGAAACAACATTGACTTTGGTGAAATTGGTCCGCACGACAGCATAGTAACTGATCTAAACGGTGATGGGTTCGCTGATATTTTGTTGCCAGACATCAATCGACAACGTCCAGCAGTGGCATTTGGGTCTGCATCTGGAGCATTTACTATATATCGCAGTGATCTTTTGGGCGGCGGAGCAGGAATAAGTGTGGCAGACTATCTTGGCAATGGTACCAAAACCATTGTACTTACTGATGCTGCTGGCACCGGTAATCATGATACCAAACTGTACAACTGGTCTATAGTTGCTGGAAAACTAGTGCTAACAGAACTAGCAATGTTGCCCCAGGATCGTTTCTATCTTGCCAAGTGGGACGCAGTACGAGCCAGCACTACAATATCTCCCCATGCAGTTCGTAACATAACCATGGATTTCAACAGAGATGGACGTCCGGATGTGATTGTTTTTTCAACCATGCCCAAAAATGGCAATGTTCACGGCCACAGCGAAGTGCAATTTTTGCGCAATGACGGCGGTGGTACATTTACCGATGTTACCGACAGTGTATTAGTAAACTACAACACCAACAGAACCACAAGCTATCAACCACAGTTGGTTGACGTCAACAATGACGGATTGATGGATATATTGGTTACTGCTGTGGATTACACTGGACAGGCCAGCAACTCGGTGCTATTAAACACTCGAGAAGGCCGATTTGTTGACAGTTACGGATCAGTACTTCAAAGTTTTGGCACTCAGATTCAATCACTCACCCCAAGAGGCGTCAATGTTCAAGACATTGCCATTGTTGCTGGGCCCGACAACAAACGATACCTGTTCAGCGGAGTAGAATACGAAGACAATGGTATATCCAAGATTGCAATGTATTTGGCCCTGATTGGGCCAATGGGAACTACTACCACTGCTGCCACTATCAACACAGTGCAACAGGTATGGCCATGGATGAGTTCCGCAGAAGCCAACACGTCGTTGAGTCAAACAGTTACTCAATGGATTGATGGCATTCCGGTTTTGGATTTTGATCGTATCTTTACTCCTGTGAATGGCCTAGGCATCAGTTTAACCGGTCGCAAAGGCACACGTATTCCTATTGCTGGGTCGCTGGTTGTTCCTGGATTTGATGTTGGCAAGTTACAGGACGTCGCGGCCGTGGACGGGTTGGGTAGAAACTTCAGCGTGAACTTATCAAGCATGGCCAGTGGCACCGTTGACCAACGATTACAACCATTGACCAGGGTCACTGGTCACACACAACGCAACAGTTGGGTTAGTAAGTTTACCATGCAAGAAGAAATCACAAACAACGGTCTAAGCTACAGTGGATCCGGCAACAACTACAGTGTGAGCGCCGACACTGGTCATCTAAGTCCCGACGCCAATGTAATTTGGAGAATCAGTCATGCAGTCACGCCAATGAGTCCATGGTTGTCTATAAGTGGCATGTGGGGCGAGGTCAAATCCAGCAGCAATGTTGAACTGTCCGTGATTGCATCCCACAATGATTTCTGGACACAAACTGGTGTAATCAATTCAACCACCAAAATCAATGCTGGCATGGTTAAAAATGTCACTCCAATCACCAGCGTATACAACGTCAGCGGATGGACCAAAGATGGATTCAGTGTGTACGGTGGAGTAAAGCCATATATTGTGGGTGGGTCTATAGAAATGACGTTGCCAAACCGTGTTGACAACACCGGTACAATGCATTATACTCAACACAAGTCCAAGATTAAAAACTCTGTAGTAGGCTTTGGTGGCATAAGTCATACTCTACAGTATCGAGCACATCGAGTGTCAACTGGTGCTATTATAGATTCTCAGGGACAAACGGCTGTAACTTTAAATTATCAGATAAAATTCTAATGTCACGCAAAGAATATATTTTTGAAAATCAATCAGACTTGATCAAGAACAGGATTGCACCACAATGAAACAGTATATTTCTAATCAAGCTCGCACTGTGTTTTTGCCTTGGGAACCGGGCATGATTGAATGGTTGCAGGCCAACTATCCCCGCAGTCAATATCATGTGGTGGAGGTGGCATGACTGATCTAGAACAAGCACAGCAGGACAAAATTGCTCCCTGGGATCTGGAAGTTTCTGAGTTGACAGATTTTCATGTGGCTGTGTTCCAGGATCGATATCCTGTGACTCCGGGTCACTTGTTGTTTGTGCCCAAGTACAATACTGATGCAGTGATTGCAGATTGTTTTGAATCGGCACTGAGACACGGTCGACAACTGGTAGAACATGGCAAGTGTGACAGCTTTAACATTGGTATCAACATGGGTCGTGCCGCCGGTCAAACAGTGATGTATCCGCATGTGCATTTGATTCCACGACGAACAGGTGACTGTGCGGACCCTGTGGGCGGTGTGCGTGGTGTCGTTGCAGGTCAGGCCAACTACAAACAACCCGGCTATCAACAGCCGTCATAAGTACTGACCAAGCGGTCTTGGTGTCACTCCCGCTATACAAACTCTGCCACCTATGCTATAAGCTAACATAGGAGAGAATCATGGCAAAATATTATTCCACAAAGCATTACGGACACAACATTGGTCTGTCAGCGGTATTCCGTCAACCCAATGCAGATCACAGTCACTGTCACTTGCTACACGGTTACAGTCTGGCGTTTACATTCACTTTTGGATGTGATAGTCTAGACAACAAGAACTGGGCAGTGGACTTTGGTGGGCTCAAACCGCTCAAAGCCTGGCTTGAAGATCACTTTGATCACAAGCTGGCTTTGGATAAAAATGATCCGCATTTCGCCAAGTTTGAAGAACTTGAAGTATTAGGATTGGCAGAGATTAGAACGTTTGATGGCGTAGGCGCAGAGAAGTTTGCCGAACATGCTTTTAATTTTGCTGACGCTTTGATTCGACAAAAGACTGACAATCGTTGCTATTGTGTTCGTGTAGAATGTGCAGAACACGGCGCTAACTCAGCTATCTACGAAGGCTAAATGGACATCAGCATCCTATTGCCCACTAGGGGACGGTCAGCTGCTCTCATGAGCAGTATTGAAAGTCTTCGCAGCCTTGCGGAGAATTTTGACACCATTGAAATCCTGTTTGGTCTAGACAATGACGATGTTGTGGGCATGGAAAACATGCTGTACAATGTGATTCCCTGGATCGAAACTCACAAAATCAATCACAAAATAGTGGTGTTTGAACCCTATGGTTATAACAATCTACATCGATATGTGAATGGTCTGACCGAGAACAGCAAAGGCGCTTGGTTGTTTTTCTGGAACGACGATGCAGTAATGACCACCGCCAACTGGGACGCACGTATACGTGAGCGAACTGGCGAGTTCAAACTGCTGAGTGTGCATACACACAACGAGCACCCTTACAGCATTTTTCCTATTCTGCCGAGAACTTGGTTTGAAATTCTAGGACATGTCAGTCAGCACAGCAGCAATGATGCCTATGTGAGTCAGATTGCTTATTATCTGGACATATTTGAACGCATTGAAGTATATTGCGATCACAATCGTTACGATATCACTGGTATCAACAACGATGCAACCTTTCAACAGCGCCGTATAATGGAGGGTAATCCAGATCAACCAGGAGATCTAAATCACCCCGATACAATGAAACTACGAGGTCATGATACTGCTGTCCTGGCCAACTGGATGCAAGATCAAGGCCTGGATTTGACATTTTTCATTGCTGCCTGGCAGGGACAGCAGGATCCCTGGGTCAAAATGCGAGCCAATGACATCAACAATCAAGTCAATGCCACAGCGCGACGAGTAAATACTCAATGATAAAAAAGAAAATCAGCTTTGTCCAACCCAACTTCCAGCAAGGTCCCAAGGAGTTCAATGCCTACTACCTGCCTTATTCGGCCGGTGTAATCTTGAGCTATGCCCTGGCCAATGAAAAAGTCAGCCAAGAGTGGGAGCTAGATCACCTGATATGGCGCAGAGAACCCATTGAAGAGCTGGCGTTGAAACTCAGCACCAGCCATGTAGTGGCCTTCTCAACCTATGTGTGGAATCATCGCTACAACTACAAACTGGCAAAGTTGGTAAAGACCTTCAATCCTGAATGTACCATAGTGTTTGGTGGGCCCGAACCTGCCATCGAAGATCCTGACCTGTTTGTCAAAGAACCTTTCATGGATCTAGTGATCAAGATGGAAGGCGAAATAACATTCCGTCATATTCTAGAAGATCACGGCTCAGATTACACACATATTCCCGGGCTACTGATCAACAGTCCCACAGGGTTGATTGACACAGGAGATCCAAAACGCATCAATGATCTAGATGATGTGCCCAGTCCATATCTAGCAGGCATCTTTGATCGTGTGATGGCAGAGAATCCAGGTGTGATCTGGAATGCCACTCTGGAGACCAATCGTGGTTGCCCATATCAATGCACATTCTGCGACTGGGGCAGTCTTACCTACAACAAGGTCAAAAAGTTTGAACTCGAACGTGTGTATGACGAACTGGACTGGATTGGCGAACACTGCGGATTTGTCACCATTACTGATGCCAACTTTGGCATGTTTGTGGAACGTGACAACATGATTGTGGACAAACTGATTGAAGTTCAAAAGCGTTGGGGCAAACTGGAAAGTTTCTCCATGACCTGGGCCAAGAATCAAAAGAACGAAGTAGTGGACATTGTGAAGAAACTGATTGATGAGAGTCCCAACTTTGGACAAGGTCTCACTGTCAGTGTGCAGAGCATGGACAATGACGTGCTGGAGAATATCAAACGTAGAAATCTCGATCAACACAAGATTGACGAAATTTTTGCCCTGTGTGACAAAAACAATATTCCTGTTTACACAGAACTGATTCTGGGTCTGCCTGGCGAAACAGTGGAATCCTGGAAAGAAGCTTTCTGGAAGATCTTTCGAGCGGGTAACCACGGTGGTATCAACATCCTGCAATGCCAGCTGTTGGAAAATGCAGAAATGAACCTGCTGCAGAAAAAACTCTACAAGTTGGAATCAGTGCCGGTGTATGATTACATGAGTGGCAGCTACGGTGACATTGATCTCAATGAAAGCATCGATGTGGTAGTAAGCACAAAGACCATACCACGAGAGACCATGCTGGATACCCTGGTATGGAGCAGCTTCATCCAGACCTTTCATATCAATGGGCTCTCAACCTATATCGCTAGATATCTAGCCAAGAATCAAAACATTGATTACTCCCAGTTCTACGAAGACCTGTATGCCTGGGTGCAACAGGATCCCTGGTTCCGGTCGCAATTTGCCGAGACACGCAGTTACTTTGAAAACTGGATGACCAAGGGTCGTATTGATCATCCACGCATCGGCAACATTGAAGTTTTTGGCTGGAATCTCATGCACCGTACAACCTTGTACATGGTCAAGGATCAAATGATCAACTATGTTTTTGATTCACTTGACAAATTCTTGGACTCGCACTATAATATAGATTCACAAGTGAAAAAGCAATTGTTGCAGTTCCAGAGAAATTATGTGATTGATTACCGAGACCTAAAATCTCTGCCAATCACACAGACATTCGACTATGACTTCTTGGGATATATTTTAGACGACGCCGAATTGACCGGTGCCACAGTCTATCAATTTGCCACTACAGAATCACCAAGCATGAGCGAAGATCGATTTTTGGAGAACATGTACTTTGGACGAAAACGCAATTTTGGAAAAACCACTATCACATACGCAACAACATGAGTTTACCTAAACAAAATCCCGACATAGATATCAGCATACTGCTGCCGGTTCGTGAGAGGCCGGGTCCCATGGAAGACTGTCTGCGCACTCTGATCGACACTGCATCAGCACCAGAACGAATTGAAGTATTGATTGCATTCGACGACGACGATACTGATACCATTGAGTATTTTGTTGATGTGATTGCTCCGTATCTAGACAGCAAAAAAGTTACCTACACCGCCATGCAATTCAAACGGCTGGGCTACATCAGACTCAATGAATATCTCAACAAACTGGCCGAACACAGTCAAGGTGCCTGGATATTTTTCTGGAACGACGATGCTGTGATGACCACCAGTGGCTGGGACGATGTCATCCGCTCCTACAATGATCAGTTTGCCTTGCTCAGAGCCGAGACCAATCACGAGCATCCATATGCTATATTTCCCATCTTGCCACGCAAGTGGGTAGAAATTACCGGACATCTTTCTCCTCATCAGATCAATGACGCCTGGACCAGTCAGATTGGCTGGATGTTGGATATTGTGGTTACCATACCTGTGATGGTGGAGCACCAACGCTATGACTTGACTGGCATGAACGGCGATAATGTTTTCAAGAATCGTCCCATGCTGGAAGGTAATCCCAACAATCCCAGAGACTTCAATCATGTGACCTGGCGCAAACGCCGTATACAAGAAGCCATGATGATTGGCAACTATCTGGCAACACTTGGTCATGATCTAACTCACTTCAAGTTGGGAATAGAAAACAAAATAGATATATGGGCAAAAATGACAGCCCTGGACAAAAAAGGTCTAATGAAACAATGGAAGATGCAAGAAATTGAGCACTGAACTAATAAACAAAATCAAGCAGTACTGGAATGCACAGCCCTGCAACATCAAACACAGTTTGAGCACTCCTGGTACAGAACAGTACTGGAACGAAGTTACTGAACGTAGATTTTTTGTAGAACCACATCTGCGTGACTTTGCTGGTTTTCATCTGTGGCGTGGCAAACGTGTACTGGAAATAGGATCCGGAATTGGATCCGACGCAGTAGAATTTGCACGGCACGGTGCCGACTATGTGGGCATTGATCTTTCTGCAGAATCTGTGGCCATGAGCCGTCAACGATTTGACTTGTTTGGACTCGCCGGAGAGTTCCATGTGATGGATGCTGCTGATAGTTTAGCGGTGGCCAGCCTGGGACAGTTTGATCTGGTGTACAGTTGTGGCGTTCTGCATCACTATCCTGACATGACTGCATGCCTGGACAACATTCACACTGCACTGCTGCCCGATGGTGAATTCCGCATGCTGGTATATGCAAAGAATTCCTGGAAGTATGCCATGATTCAAAAGGGGCTGGATCAATTTGAAGCACAATCCAATTGCCCCTATGCCAAGGCCTACAGCCGAGAAGAAATTTACGATCTACTGGAAGGACAGTTTGATGTCCTAAGGATTAGACAAGATCATTGTTTCATGTATAATGTACCCAAGTACCGAGCAGGTGAGTACGAACTAGAGCCTTGGTTTGCTGCCATGCCCGAAGACATGCGAGCAGCAGTTAAAGAATACCTGGGATGGCATTTGTTGGTTAAAGCACGAAAAATATGAGCAAACTAAAAATAGCAGAGCTGTTCTACAGCATACAAGGTGAAGGACGCTACATGGGGGTGCCCAGTGTGTTCTTGAGAACGTTTGGATGCAACTTCAAATGTGCCGGCTTTGGAATGCCCTCTGGAGCACTAAGTCAAGAGGTTGAAGCAATTGCTGCACGTATTGAAGAATTTAAAGATTACACCGAGCTGCCACTTGTCAGCACAGGTTGTGATAGTTATGCCAGCTGGGATCCGCGATTCAAGGATCTGAGTCCAATGCTGACTAGCGATGCCATTGCAGATCGCATTGCAGAGATTATTCCGCATGGTGAGTGGAAGGATGAACACTTAGTTATTACAGGTGGTGAGCCTTTGCTGGGTTGGCAACGTGCTTACTCAGACTTGTTAGATCATCCCAAGATGGCAGATTTGAAAGAAATTACCTTTGAAACAAATGGTACTCAGAAACTTACTCCAGAATTTGCTGCTTATTTGCATCAATGGAAAAGTCATCATGACAAAGATTTTTGGCGTGAGATCACATTCAGTGTCAGTGCCAAACTTCCTTGCTCAGGTGAGAAGTGGGAAGAAGCAATTCTTCCTGAAGTGGTATGCGAGTACGAAGAATACGGCACAGCTTATTTGAAGTTTGTGATTGCCACAGAACAAGACTTTGCTGATGCTCAACGTGCTGTTGAACAATATCGTGCAGCAGGATTTACCGGACATGTTTATCTAATGCCAGTGGGCGGTGTTGAAAGTGTTTACTCGTTAAACAATCGTCGTGTGGCAGACTTGGCCATGAAGGCAGGCTTGCGTTATAGCGATCGCTTGCAGGTGCCATTGTTTAAAAATGAGTGGGGTACTTGATGCCAAAAAAAGTTTAACAAGGAAAATATGAGTTATTTGTTTACAAGTGAAAGTGTGAGTGAAGGACATCCAGACAAAATCGCCGATGCAATCAGTGATGCTGTACTAGATTTGGTCATGTCCAAGGAAGATTCTAGTCTTCGTTGTGCGTGTGAAACATTGGTTACCACCAACAGGGTAATTGTTGCTGGAGAATACAAAGGTGTTCTACCTGAACAAGAAGTAGAATCAGCAATACGCAAGGTCATCCGGGAGGTGGGCTACGAACAAGCTGGATTTGATTGGCGCACAGCAGAAATCACAAATTTACTGCACGGACAAAGTGCAGACATTGCCTTGGGCACAGACACATTTGGTGCCGGTGATCAAGGTCTTATGTTTGGCTATGCCTGCAATGAAACTGAAAACTACATGCCCAGTGCCATCTACTGGAGTCATCGTATTGTAGAAGAATTGACTAGAATTCGTAAACAAGGGTCAACGGTACTGGGGCCCGATGCCAAGAGCCAAGTTACATTTGAATATAATGATAGTGGTATACCACTGCGTATTGCCAAAGTTGTTTGCAGCACTCAGCACGACCAGGGTGCCGATATTGAATTTGTTAGAAACTTTGTTGAACGTATTATTCGCGATGTTTTACCTAAAAAGTTTATAGATCATGCTACTGAGTTTTTTATTAATCCTACTGGTCGTTTTGTCATTGGCGGTCCTGATGGTGACACAGGTCTCACCGGTCGTAAGATTATTGTTGATACTTACGGTGGGTATAGCCCTCATGGGGGTGGGGCTTTCTCAGGGAAAGATCCCACAAAGGTGGATCGTTCAGCCGCTTATTTAACTCGCTACCTGGCCAAGAACATTGTGGCCAGTGGTCAAGCAGATTGGGCCACTGTGCAGATTAGTTACGCTATCGGCATGGCACAGCCCATGAGCTTTTATGTTGAAACAGACCACAAGCCACAAAGTCGAGAACTAACCAAGTGGATACAAAACAATGTTGACTTGACGCCCAAGGGCATTATTGAACGATTTAAATTGTTCAGTCCCATCTACAGCACAACCACTAACTATGGACATTTTGGTAAAGACCATTTGCCATGGGAAAAGATCGATCTATTTTAAATATGGCCAAACAGTGACCAACAAGTCAAACATACTGAAAGGTCGCGACAGCTACGATAGTACCAGCACAGGAGCAATTATCCCATTCCTTAACAGGAATGTCACGCCCTATGCTACTGAATCTGGAGGTCCCAAATTTGATCTTGTTCCGGTTACTGAACAAAAAGATTTGATGATCAATCATGCCAGGATGTATGCCCAGCAAGAATATGATCGTATCATGGAATTGGTTCATGTGCTTGAGGCCCAGGCCCTGCAGATCAAGCGCAGACTGGAAGTAACAGATGCAGTGCATGCAGCTGAGTTTCAATTCAAATTGGTCATGGGCAAGAGTTACTGGTTAGTATGGGATCGAAGAAAAGAAAAAACACTGCTGGTACATCACGGACCCAATGACTGGAATTCGGGTGCACCAGAAGATTATGTGTACCAGACACAGGTAAAATACATGGGTGATCATACCTGGTTGGAAGTTAAAGAGGAATGAATATGGGACTGTTTGATAAATTTTTCAAGCCAAAAAAGGCAGCCGAACCACTGGTAGCACCTGCGCCGCCCAAGCCCAAGCCCAAGGCACCGGCCAAGAGTGCCAAGCAACTGGCAACCGAAAGCAATGAGCCGTATGTGAACATCGTGAGTCTAGATGTGGACCTTGACAATCTGCACCAGGGTGCGTTTGAACTGGACTGGAACGAAATCTTTGTGGCTCGACTGGTCAAGGCCGGCTACATGATCAAGAAGGACGACACCGACGCTGAGATTGTGGATCGTTGGTTTCAGAATGTCTGCCGACATGTGGTAATGGAAACCTGGGAACAAGAAGAAGCCATAAACAAATCAGGTGTGTGGGTACGCAGTACCAATATTGGTGACGGCCGCTCTGAGGTATCGTGACAATTCTCTACGTCAACGGTGATAGCCATGCTGCTGCCGCCGAGGCAGCCGGACCACATGCCTGGGCACAAGACGACAGCCTGTATTGGGGTCTGGGTCAGCAGCCGCATCCTGACAATGAGCGTGTGAGCTTTGGATGCGAATTGGCCAACTGGCTGCGAGCAATACTGTATCTTGATGCACAGGCTGGTGGATCCAACTCACGCATCATGCGAACCACCCGAGACTGGGTCAAGCAAAACAAACAGCAGATATCGGACACGTTTGTGCTGATCCAATGGAGCACCTGGGAACGGCAAGAATGGTGGCATGATGGCACCTGGTGGCAGGTCAATGCCAGTGGCACAGATCATGTGCCCGAACAACTGCAGGATCGATATCGACAGTTTGTGGTTGATATAGACTGGACACAGTGCAGTCAGCAGGCACACGATGATATCTGGCAATTTCATTGCGAACTTGAACAGCAGGGTGTGCGCCATTTGATGTTCAACGGTAACAGTCATTTTGGCAATATCACCCAGCAGCAGGACTGGAAGAACATGTATATGAGTCCATACAGCTCTGATCAAACCTACGATTCTGTGCTTCGCCGCCAGGGTTTTCAAACAGTAAGTGCAAATAGCTGGCATTTTGGACAAGATGCCCATTGCTTTTGGGCTGAACATGTGTTACAATACATCAAAGATCACCAACTACTGAGCCCAGATGAAATACCTTCTTATTGATACCAGCAACATGTTCTTTCGAGCACGGCATCAGGCACATCGTGCTGCGGACTCCTGGACCAAGCTGGGCTTTGCACTGTATCTGACCCTGATGAGTGCCAACAAGGTTGTGCGGCGTTTTCAAGCTGACCATGTGGTATTCTGCCTCGAAGGTCGCTCGTGGCGCAAGGATCACTACCGGCCCTACAAGGCCAATCGTGCTGTGGCTCGTGCTGCCATGAATGACGAGCAGGCCGAAGAAGACAAGCTGTTCTGGGAGACCTATGACGAGCTGACCAAATACCTCAGCAACCGGACCAATTGCAGTGTGATCCGTGAGCCCAGAGCCGAAGCAGATGACATCATTGCACGATGGATTGCTCTACACCCCCAAGACGAACACATAGTGGTCAGTTCAGACACAGATTTTGTGCAGTTGATTGCGCCCAATGTCAAACAGTACAACGGCATCACCGATGAGCTGATCACTGTGGACGGCATATTTGATGTCAAGGGACAACTGATCAAGGACAAAAAGACCAAACTGCCCAAGACTGTGCCCGATCCTGCCTGGTTGTTGTTTGAAAAATGCATGCGTGGCGATGTCAGTGACAATGTGTTTTCGGCTTATCCTGGTGTGCGTACCAAGGGAACCAAGAACAAGGTTGGACTGGAAGAAGCGTTCGGCGACATGGGCAAAAAAGGCTATGCCTGGAACAATCTCATGTTACAGCGTTGGACCGACCACAACGGCGATGAGCACCGAGTCTTGGATGACTATGAACGCAATCGTGCTCTGATTGACCTCACAGCACAGCCACAAGAGATCAAGGATCTGGTGGATGCTGCCATACGTGAGCAAGTGAGCCACAAGGACGTGGGTCAAGTGGGCAGTCACTTCTTGCGATTTTGTGGCAAGTACGAATTGGTCAAGTGCAGCGACTCAGCAGACAGTTTTGGACGCTGGTTGAATGAAACCTATAAAGGAGTATTGAATGAATCTAGTAGCCAAGCCCGTAGTTAAAGATCAGTTCTGGATCTTGAAACAAGACGATCGCAAGGTCGGCAACATTGAAGCCACCGATGATGGCTTTGCAGTCAAAATCAACAACACCATCACGCCATTCAAGACCATGGCCATGATCCGTAAACAGGGCAATATTGAATTTGCTGCTGTGGGCAATCGTCCATCCAAGGAACCTGCCAGTTATCAGGTCCAAGGCTATCCATCAGGTTCACGAGTGTACAATCCCATCTGGGATGTGCAGCACAAGTTGCCCTTGTATACCAAGAACAAAAAATCCAGGTCCTGGTATGCGGCCGGCTGGTATCAGGTCAAGCAACGCCGAACATGGACCATCGAACAAAGTCCCAAACTTATTACCTTGCAGCGTTATCAATATCAAGGTCCATTTTACACCAAGGAAGAAGCCAATGTCAAACCCCTTCCGTGATCAAGAAAAATTTATGAAGGCTTGCGAGCAAAGCGTAGATTCGTATAACGAACTACAATATGCCATGTATATCAAGTTGATCAATGAAGAACATCAAGAATTGTTAGAAGCCACACT